CAGCCGTTCTAGAATTACTAGAGCCGTAGGGAATAATTACATCTTCCGCAGGAACGTAGACAGAAGTTTGCCGTCCCAAACTGGGATCATAGTAAACCTTCTTAAAAGCTGATCCGGCAAGTCCTAAATTAAACAACATTCTCTCGTACTCAGGGCGATACTCAGGCATCTCCTCAGTGAGCTTATAGTTCATGTCCTCCTGAACTCGCGCAGCCGCTTCAGTTTTAAGGCGGTCAATTGCACCAATAATTTCAGTTTTGACTGGCCCCGCCGCTGGGAACGTTTCAATAATCGTTTCACTCTGGAACCGAACCGCAGCTTCAGTGAGGATAGTCGAGAATACGCCGCAAGCACCGTTCCACGGCTCAGTACGTTCTTCATACTTCATCCCCAAAACATCCAGACCCTTGACATACATCTCCACCCAGTCTTTACGGGATGTGATGTCGCTAGAAACTTCCTCAACTAAATCAGAGCCAATCGTAGCCAGTACGCTGTCATCTATAAATTCAGCTAAGTTATCGTCAAACTTATCTCCTCCTCCAGTCGGTGGAGTCAAATCAATCTCAATCCCATCTATCTCAATCGACATAGATTCAGGATTCTCAACTTCGATTTCAATATCTGGAGCCAGTGAATCTATGCCTTGTGGCATTTCGTATAAAGATTTTTCCATGAGAGCCTCAATAGTAAACGTGCTTCTTTCTGAAGCCGATTAGATCTTCACGCTCATCTGAATCGAGCCGCAAAAACCCACCTTGTCTGAAACGAATCAGAGCTTGTACACAAGCATCAACCAAGTCATCATGGTCTGCATTCGGAAACGCAGCCATCTGCTCGATTAACTCGTGCGCCCACCTCGTATCAGGTGCCCATACTTTACCCGACTTGAACAAATCAGTCACCGAGTTTAGTCGCACAAATTTATCATTTCCTCTAGACGGGGTGTATTCACTCACCACAATCCCCATTCGTCTTAATTCAAATATCAACGGAGCGCCAGCAGCTTTAGCTTCCACAACAAAAGCATCCGGCTCCCAATCTTTATAGTGGTTAAAAGCTTTCTCCTTCAATTCAGGAAACTCCATCCTTTTTTGGAAAGCATCTAACAGAATAATATTGATATCCTCTGGGTTCTCGTTCAGGTGAAAAACGCCAAGGGTCACGCAGGCGGAATAGTCTGATCGCTCATTCTTAGTAAATGCAGTATCCCAACTCTGAATGATAAATTCACACCTAGGAGGATCTTCTTTCTCCCAAATCTTCCACCACTCTCTTTTTACTAAAGCACCTTCTTCTCCCGTAGGGTTCTGCTGATACTGAGCATTCCACTTACTAGGGGGAAGTTCATCTCTAAGTGCTTCTAGTTCCTCTAAACTCCAGAACTCTGGCCATAAAGGTTTCCCACTGGGCATAATCGCGGGCAGTTCTATAACTTCCCACTCTTCCCCTTTATCCCTACTGGCTGCATCCTTAATGATCCTACCAGTCAGGTCTTTCTCCGACCACCGGGTCATCACTACAATAATAGAACCACCCGGCTGTAAACGTTGTCTAGGCCCAGAGGTGTACCATTCATAAATCTTGTCAAAGACCGTCGGATCCCCTTGAGCTAAAGCCGCTTCCTGTTCAGAGTGTGGATCGTCAATAATCAAAAGATCCGCACCTTTTCCGGTAACAGTTCCGCCAACGCCGATAGCAAAGTACTCTCCGCCCCCATTAGTCGCCCAGCGGCCAGCAGCTTTACTATCCTGTCTCAAAGCAACATTAGGAAAGATCTTAGAGTACTGCTCACTGTCTACTAAGTTACGAACCTTCCTACCAAATCCTACCGCGAGATCCGCCGTGTTAGAACATTGAATCACTTTCTTATTAGGATTCTTCCCAAGGAACCACGACGGGAGCAGATACGAAGCAAACTCAGACTTAGTATGCCGAGGAGCCATATTGATGATTAATCTCTTAATCTTCCCATTTGCTATATCTTCAAACTTCTTAGCCATCAACGAATGATGCCTTCCCCCAACAAACCCCGGCCACATCTGTTTGATGTATTCCATAAAGGAAGCATGAGACCTCTCCCGAGTCAACGCACTCTTATACGTCTCAACACTCGCCAAGAATTCCTCCTGCTCGTTTGCAGGTAACTTCTCAATCAAATCTTCTAGCTTCACTCAAGGTTCCTAAAATTTATATACACAGGTCTAATCGTCCTACCCTGTCTATCAACCTTCTTTATAACACCTATATTCACAAGCCGTTTAATTATTTTAGAAGTATTAGACATACTCATCTTTCCCCTCTGATGGGCTATGTCCCTCAGACTCGGGCTAAACCCATACCTCTTCCACCACTCATCAATAATCAAAAACACTTCCTTCTGCACCGGGGTCATCTCTACCTCCATACACTCGTTAAACGTCTTGTCGCTCTTACGCGACACCATCTTCTTGTTAATTTGGACTCTAGAAATCATTTATCATTTCTACGCAGAAATCATTAATCATTTCTAGACCACAGAAATAAGAAAAAATTCTAGAAAAATTTTTGTAGAAATCATTAATCATTTCTACCCGGGGGGTCTTCCCTGAACGCATGGGTGGGTATGCTGCCAGAAACTTTTTCTGGGGGTGGGGGTTCTTCCGAATCGGATTCTGATAGGGATGGTTCGGGTGGAATAGTATGTATAGGATCTTGGGACTCCGCAACGTCAATTGGGGGGGTCGGGAGTGGGTGGGTCTCGCCCGATAGCTCGCGCAAAAGGGTGTCGGCCTCGATGATCGTCGCATCCTCCGCGCGCCCGTTGAGCATCTCACGCAACTGCGCCATGATCTTGGCTTTGGTATCCTCGCTCGATGAGATCATGCGAACCTCTTTGCGCTCGGTGAACGCAGACACTTCCGTGACTGTGCCAAGTACCTTAGAGGCTTGCACTTTGGTTGCCTGTTTAGCGTCAGGGTCAATCAATACCTGTACGAGAGATTGAATAACAAGTTCCCTCAAAACCGCAGGGGTGCGATGTTTACTCGCCTCAATAGCCAGCTTGTAAGCTTCTACCTCTTGGACTATTCGGGGATCCTTGGCAATCGTGTAAGGATCTTTTGCCAGACTGCTTGGCTTTGCGTCTGCCTTGTATGCGTTCCGGTATGCGTCTGCCTTCGTCTTACCCAGTGCCAACTCTTTTGCAAATGCTTTTTGCTTACCCGTCAAAGCTCGATCAGAAACGGCTAAAAGCTCAGCCATTGGGACTTGTTCCAACCCTTCCCTTATCTGCTTTCTGCTTAATGTTTTCATGTGTGTTCTCTCCTACGTTATTGGGGGAACGATAAGCAAAGCTGTCCCGCTTCGCTAATTCCCGACCGCGCGATTGGAACAGAAATGATTAATGATTTCTAGCCCTTTTATGCAGCTTGTTTTTGTAATGATTTTGTTTTCAATATGAAATCATGATTCACTACAATTTTGAAACCAAACGTATTACATAGGGAAATCCCCTAGCGTTGATTTTAAAGGCTTTTTTCATACATGGCACGATTCTATTATGCTATATATGTGTAAGGCACAACATTTCGTTACACTGCTTTACACCAAGTTACAAAGGATTGATAATGTTAACCAACCAACCAATCAGCGACACCATGACACACAAAGCCCTGCCTGTTGCACGTTTCAAGCTCAACGATCAACACGACCTGATCGTGCGAAAGGTCAATGATGGCTATAAGTTCACACTGACTGTCACATGTGACACCTGTTCAATTTCTGAAACCGCCTCCAAAGCCGTGATCTTCGCCTACAAAAACAAAATCTTCCGAATGATGATCGACGGCGCAAATTTCAAACGCCAGTAACCCAACCAACCAAAAGGAAACACCATGAAAAACCATCCCGAAACGACTCACTTCTACGCCTCATCCGTTTGCACTTGGATTACCACAAACGAAAAAAGAAACCTTGTGCAACTGCTCAAGCACATGGAAAAAGAGGGCTACCCATACAGTTTGTACCTTGTGCCTGTACCGCACGACGCGTCCTATGAAATCAAGATGTATCAGCCCCAAGTTGAGGGGACTCAGTGGGTAGGGTTCTTCGAACCTAAAGCAAAGCGTTAAGCCATGCCTGAAGCCCTTGTGTGAGGGCTTTGGGGATTACTTACCCAACCACCAAAAGGAAAGACCATGAAAAGCGACCTAAGCGAAAAAGCAACCCAAATGCGGGACTATGTTTTGAATGAGTACCTTCAGACCGGAAAAGCCGTTTTTGTCCGTGACTTGATCGCCCAGTTTAAGACTAGCCCAAATGCCGTTCGACAGTTTTTGGATTACGAGGACTTCGACTTCGACAAAGACGACTATTGGCAGGGCGACAGTTACTCCGGCAAATATGTTCAAGCCCCATGCGTTGAGCCGTCCAAATGGTTCATTGCAAAGACCCTCCGTTCATTGAAAGGATAAGCCATGCTCCGCTTCAGCAAAGAAAACCTCACCAACGAACTGTTAACGCAGATCGACAAGCTCGAACGCATTTGGGGTTTTGACCCTGACAACGGCACAAACCAACTCAAAGAAAACGAATTCGACCGCGCTATTGCTTATGGCGAATATCGGTGCTTGACTGATCTTTTTGAATCCATCCGCAACAACACTTTTTTAAACGTTTAAAAGGAGACCATCCGATGAAACGCTATTTTGTCCACATCCCAACATGGATACACATCGCCATGACTTGCTACGGCACGAACAAAAAAGATGCTATTGCCCGATTCCGCCATCAGCATGGGCTTGTCCGCATGCCCAAGGGCTACGGCATTTGGGAGGCTTGAACCATGTTTACCACCCACGACCCCGCAATTCTTTAAGGAGACCATCCGATGACCAACCTCAACAACCTTATCTGTGACGCTAAAGCGGGGAAACCCGCCACCCTGACCGATGCACAAAAGCACGACCTACTCTGCATGGTGAGCAAATATTGCAGACGCGAAACAGTCAACAAACTGGCGCGACGAATTAATCTTCCTTTGTCCCTTTGGCAAGATGCGGGGCTTTTCTCTCGCGTAACTGTTGACGATGACGGGGTGAACTATATCTGCGGGCAATCATGGCGCGATGAGATGCGAACCCTTCGTGACCTGATTTTGTATAAGTGAGGACAACATGAGCAAGTCAGATCTACAAACCATTTTCGAGATTGCCCGCATAACTTTGTCGCATCAAGCAACTAGCGACCTGATCGCCCGCGAGCTTGATCTAAGCGATGAGGAACTAAACCGCCTTTTCTCCGTCATTGAGGAGGTTACAGGATGAACTACCCACCCGCTTACATCATCGACATGGGCTATAAATTCGAGAAAACAAAAAGCAGCACCCGAGCGCAAATTTTCCGGCATTGGCTAGCCCAAGCCACCGCCAAAGACCCCGCTAATCGCTCGGAGATCGTCCGATTGTTTGAGATAGGCAGGGCAGAGGCTAGATAACCATCTGAAGCCCTTTTTGAGGGCTTTGGAGGGTACTTTTGCCCGAACAGGAGAAACTAAATGCAAACACGATTTAAAGACATTGAAGTTGGTGAACGATTCTTTGACCCGAACACTGCGGAGGACTACTCAAAAGTTTGTGGCAATTCCGCAGAATTTTTAGTCGGGGGCAACTATCACACTGGGCAACTAGCGACCTTTGATGATGATGAATTTGTCGAATTAATTTCAAAATAACAAAGGAAAAGCAATGATAAAAGTTAATAAATACAACGTCAGGATTGTAAGAAAGGGCGACCGCTACGGGCGCGACGATTGCCTGACCCATGACGACGACCGACCAGTGGTTGAATTCTACGACTCGAATTATCCGACCGACGACGGGCGAGGCGGGTTTGTGAGCCGTTATTACGTCGGGACGCTACTCGGGCATGAGGGCTTTCATGGGGGCGACCCTACGGGCGGTCTATGCCTTGACGGGGGTCAGCGCGACACCTAC